GAGTTTCCCAACAACAGCGTCAATCGCGTGTCAGAATATACAGAACACATATTTGGCGACTGTAACAATTCAAACGGCAGTCCCGTTTACTTGGACTAGTACAGACATATTTACTTGGTCAATGTTCTATCAGGCCGCATGATGAGTGAACATATCGCCGCAGAACATGACGCCGAAACTCTCGATCGGTCTGATAACGCCTACATGACTGATACCTGTACTCACATCACGAAAGTGCGCAAAACCTGTTGTCATGCCTATCGTGCTAGAAAAACTTGAATCGTGACTGACAGGCATAGAAACCTGCAACCCAAAGTTGCTCATTGAACTCATCGTACCTAAAACCACTCGACCCCAATAATGAACGAAATCATTAACGCGGCAATACTCAGACGTAACAACGCCGTTGCCGAGTGTCAGACCTGACGGGAAAGTTGGCGTATACGAAATGTAATTACCGAGAACCGTGTTGCCGATTCTCACTTTCGTTTCGAGTGCCTCAACCGCGTCGTTGATGTCGCTGTGTTGTTGCGCGTGCGATGGCGACGTCAACAAACTAGTGGTCGTTGGGTTTGTGAACGCGTCAAGCGTTGTGGGGTATGTGATGGCCATTTTGTTTTTTCCTTTTCTTAGTTGTTGTCGTACATTATTGAGGCGTCATACACAACGTCACCTGCGTCGTATTGTGTCGCTTTTCTGTAACCATAAATCCGCAACGTGCCTGCGATAGTGTGACCAACCCAGCCCGTGATAGTGAAACCTGTGTAAGAGGTTGACGACTTCACAATTCCACCCGCAAACCCGCCGCCCTGGTTGAAACTAAACTTGCTGCTGTAGGTGGTATCAACGGTATTGAACGGGTTATAGATGTCCATTGTTATTTGTGAACCGTTCAGGGCTGTTAGGCCTGATATGTAAGCGTGCAACCAATACCCGCCGCCGTTCTGGTTGTTGAACGTATTAGCGCCTGCCGCGTCTGTTGTTTTTATTCCTTCAAAATGTGCGGTACCTGCCCCGCCCGTAAAACTAATCATCGGAAATGATAAGGCCGCCGACGAACTATAAACACCTGACCATTCGAGGCGGTAGTTGTCGTATGAAGCACTAAACACATTTGAAACGGTAGTGACGGCGGCGTTAATGTTCACCTGCGTAATGTATTTAAGCGCGGGGTTCGATGCAAACGTGTTGAAATCTGCAACCGTTGGCCGTTGCCCTAGCGCGTAGTTTGTTTTTACTGTCACGCCTGCATCACCCCGTACACACTAATCGTGCCACTTGAAACCGCGCCCGCTGTTGTTCCCCACCTGATGCTATCTATTACTTGCGCGGAGGTGTTTTGGCCCATATGTGACCACGTGCGCAAACCTGTTGAAAAATTGAAAGAGGCCTGCGCCGAATATGCGACGCGTGTGTTGAGTGCGGGGCGTGTCAAATTTATGATGGCACTATTTGGAAAACCTGTAGCGGTGGTACACCCTGCGCACATTTGCCAATATGGCTGCACGTTGTTGTTGTTGTAAACGGTCACTGTCGTTGTTGTGTAGGCCTGAGTAGCGCCAGCAGTATGCGTGCCAGTGATGATGCCAGACATCAGGCCAGCCACAGTGATCGTGGCAGCAGTAGTCATGGCAGTAGGAGCGCCCTGCTGTACCAGAGGAACTGCAGCATTCGGTGCAGTGCCAGTGGCATAGAAGCAATCACTTGCACCAGCCTCGACACGGACATCAGTAGCAGCAGACATTGCAGCAGAAGTGTAGCTGTAAGGCGCAGAATCAACGCTGTCCAGCAGAACCCACTGAGAAGGCAGGTTAGGATAGCCCACCTCTTTGTACACTGAGAACGGAGACAGAGAGGTTACAGAGATCTTGTCTGACGCCGCTACAGTGATAACTTTGGAACCATTTGCAAAAACGAGATTTGCCATTTCATTACCCTCGAAAAAGGAATGCCCCCGCATAGCAGGGGCTTGTTAGCTTACGACTGGCTGAACAACATGATGCCGGCCATCTCAGGATTGAGCATGGCAGTACCGAACAGCACATCAAAGCGATAACGCGTCTTCATGGTCTCGCCACGAGTCCACTTGGTCATCACCACTTCGATACCGCTGTCAGTAGTGGCACGGCGAACCGCTACACCAGAGTCAGACGGGATAGCAAGGCGACCAGGCAACAGCGCAATAGCATCTTTCTGCCAGAACGGGTTAACGCCAGCGGTCACAGTGTTCAGGAACACGATAGCAGCGTTAGAAGCAGTAGCAGACATAGAGCAGTTCTGGTACTGGGCTTCTGCATCGCTGCCACCCTGATTGCTGATGATCGGCGGGCTGATGGTCATGGTGGTAGAGCTGTCAACGCTGATAACGCGGAATGTCTTCAGCTGGCCAGTGCTGGTTTTGGCAACGTGATGCACCGCGTAGCAGTCGGCAATCGTGAACGCATCGCCAGCAGCCACGTTAGTGGTAGAGCTGATGGTGATGGTCTGGTAGCGGTTGTCAACATTGCTTGACTGACCGGCAACACCAACACTTACAGCAGACGGCACATAGTAGTTGCTTGCTGAGGCGCGAGTGTCGATAGTCAGGCCAGCGCCACCAGCAGCGGCAGTCAGTCGGTTGCCGTAGTCCAGCTTCAGGGTTTCAAATCCAGCTACCATACCAACGCGTGAACGCTCGTAGGCTTCCTGAGACTTAGGATTGCTGGTGAAAGAGCGGGTAGACGCGGCCAAGTTGCCAGCCATGCCGTTGTAGTCGCGGCTTGTCAGGGCAAGGAAGCGATCCCAATCAGGAACACCCTGCTCATTCATGATGCTGTCGCACTGGGCAACGTCATCATAGCCAGCGGCTGCAGTAGTGCGCTTGATTACCAGAGTGCCCTCGTTAGAAGCAGCATTCAAGCAGGCCTTGTTGATGTCGCTGGCCAGCTTCTTCTTGGCAGCATCGCCCAAAGTGCGCTCTTGCAGTGCATCACGCAGTTCTTTGGCATCCAGCTCGATAGTGCTGTGCTTCTGATAGCCGATGGTTGCAGGTACAGACAGCTGGGTGGAGCCGCCGAAGTTGGCAGTGGCGTCCATACCGTCATAAGACTGGGCAATGTACGGCTGCGGGAACCACAGTACGTCATTGGTGCGAGCCATGGCGACTTGGTCAGTGTTCTTGATAGTAACGGCCTTGGCCATCACTTCCATGTCGCTGAAGCCGATCATAGCTTCGTCAAACGCGACCTTCTCTTCTTTGCTGAAATCATTAGACATAAGAAAACCCCTAAACGAATGAGAAAAATAGCCTTCCGGCTGCTAGACTCATCCATTTAGAGGCTGGACGGCGGCCTTGTTTACTGCTGCTTTCGGGGCAGCGAATCCGCAATGGCCTATTTTTACCAGTAAAAAGCCACTGTGTCAATTACTTATTGCGCAATGACTTCTTATAGGCAATGACCTTAGACCGATCGCCAGTCCTGTCGGCTTCTGCTTCCAGCTTGTCAAGATGCTTGTCCACGCTGGCGCTTGGGCTGGCAGAACGGGTTACTTCCTTCTCTGGGGCTGTAGATGGCTTGCGGCTCACTTTAAGCTTCTCCTTCTCAAGGTCACGGATTGCCAGCGCGAACCGGATAGGGTCAGCAATGGCGGCCAGTCTTTCGGCTTCTTTCTGGTTCTTGCCAAGGGCATAAATCACCAGCTCGGGCTTGTCAGCATGGGCTACGATAATGCCCTGCTGGATCTTTGACAGCGTAGACATTGCCAGCTCTTCAGCGTCCTCATAGTCAGGAACACCTATAGATTGCTTGGCAGTGTTGTACTGCTCTACCTTGCTCTGGAAGTCACGCTCGATAGCCTCCTGCTTCTCACGCTCTGCCCGTTGCTTGGCCTCTACTTCAGCCTTGCGAGCATTCCACTCCAGCAGCTTTTCGGCGAACTTGTCCCCATCATAGTCAATGCCATCATCGTGCAGCTCGGGTCGTTTGCCTAGAATGACCTCCTTCTCTACCTCCTTGGCCTTCTGCAGTTCGCGCAATTCAGCCTCTTGCTGCTTGATGCGCTTTGCCTGCTCTCTGGTGTGCTGGCGCAGGCGCTTGAATGCCTCGCTTCCACCATCTTCCTCTTCTGGCTCTTCCTCGCCTAGCGATACAACAATCTGGCCTTCCTCAGCCTGTTCGACTTCTTCCTCAACTTCAGGTGTCTCAACTTCATCAACCGGTTCAACATCAAACAGGTTTTCATCTTCGTCGCCTTCAATCCTCATCTTCCGGTTCCTCTTGCTCATTCTCGACCATTTGATCCGGCTGGTCGGTTGCCGTTACTGCACTGCCCAGCTTATCCAGCACGTCCATTGCTGCATCTTGCTGTATCTTTTGAGCCTCTACGATAGTCTTGGCTGTATCTGCTTTCACTTGCTCGATCTTGGCGGCATCCAAAGCTGCGCCTACCTGTGTCTTCTGTGCCTCGGCCTGTGCCTTCTGGGCGCTTGCCTGCAGGAAGATAACGTTAGGGTCTGGAGCCTGCTGCTGATCTGCCATGGCCTGAGCCTGCTGATCCATGATGATCTGCTCTTCCTTGGTAGGGGTTACAACACCTAGATTCAACAGCTTGGTGCGGAACCACTTGCGAACGTCTTGGATGCCCTCGCCTTCCATGTTGTACATGATAAGCGATGCAATAACCTGCTGCGACTCTGGGTCAGGCACAAGCGGCATGACCTGAGTCAGCATCCTGACAGTGGCAGCCTTGCGAGAGGATGAGGCTGGGCCAACATCAACAAACACTTCCATATCACTGTCTGAGAAGTCATTCTTGTAAACAGTGGCCGCTGTCTTCTCGTCAACAGTAGGCTGCATCAAGATAACCTGACCGACTTCGCCGTCTACCGTCATCGTCCGAGCCTTGCGGTTCTCTTCTACCAGAAGGTCGCGGTTCATGTCATACCAGACCTTGGCAGACCGTTTTACAGCCTTGGCAAAGTTGCTGATATAGATGAATGTCTGCATGTCAAGGCGCGTTTGCTGCAGCTCAACAGCAATACCTGATTGGTTAGCGTTAAGCTGCTGGCCTCCCTCTGGATTGCCAAGAATATCCTGCATGTCCTGCTCTGTGATCTGAAGCAAGGCGGCAAGAGCAGCAGGTATCTGAGGCGAACGCGTGTATGACTGTGGGCCAACAGCCTGAGGATTGCCCATTGCGTCCTCAATAGCGTTTACCAGCAGATAAGGGTAATTCTCGATATTGTCCCGTGACCACATATTTTCATGGCCAGCAATCTGCTGTGGCGTGATGATTGGCTTTTCAACACTGGAAAGCGCAGCGATCTCACCGAGCTTTGACAGCTGCATGTTCTTGAGCCGCTGGGAATCCTTAACCCTGCGGATATGGCCTGCGCAGCGCTCTACGCCGTCAATGATTGTCCGATAGCCGTACATAGGGATAATCGGGATATTGCGACCGGGAATATAACCGCAATCTTCGATAATTCCAGCGCCGGTTTCGATGTACTTGCGAACGCGAGTGCGCTTTATCTTCTTCTGGCGAACCTCGACAAACCCAGTCACCGCCAGCTCTTCAACCAGCGCTTCCTCTTCAAGATCCTTGTCGCTGTATTTGACCTCTGAGCCGTCAAGGCCACGGTAGATATGGATGGTTTCCTTTGTCTTTTCTACCTTGTATACCTCGGCAACATAGACAGACTCGCCAGGCACATACCAGTCAAAGCCTGACAGCGTGACATCCTTTGGCCATTGGGCTGGATCGTCGCCATACTCTTCCTGATAAGCCTCTACTGTCATTGGGTTAAGCACCCAGCACCACTTGGCATCTGACTTATCCTGACGCTTGGCGGCACGGTCAAAGAACACCGTAGAGTCGGCATCGTAGATAGGCTCGAACCTTACCCGCTGCTGCTCGTTATCGTCGTCGTCCTCATCCTCATAGACAGCACGCAGTCTCCAAGCACCAATCCCGCCGGTTACGGCCTCATCGAAAGCATTATCGTAGGCCTCCTGAGCTTCGCTGTCGTGCTCATCGGCACGGTACAGACCGTTGCATACGTCGCTG